TGCCTGCATGAAGACACCTTCAATAAAGTATTTCTTCTTGCCGTCTTTTTCCTCAACTAAAAAATTTGTGTTACTAAGTTCTTCTCTAATAAGTTTCATGTTTAGATACCTGCATATCCTGTTAATTTTTTCAGTACTAAGATACACGTTCCAGAACCAGTAGCAAGAGTAACTTTAATATTCTCATCGCTATCAGTTGTGTCTATTACTGGTAGTATAAAATGTCCTGCTGTTACCCCACCGGAATCAAATCTGATGGTTCCAGTAGTATGGGATTCTATTGTAACATCTCCTGACCAGTAAATTTCTTTAATACCTACTGTAGGTGAACTTGCAGTTTGACTAGTCACCAGAAAACTTGAGTGGTCAATATCGATTGACACGTTTCCGGCACCTCCGGTCACACGCACTACATTAGTGGTTTTGGTGACTTTTAGATTGGTTGCTCCTATTGCCATTTGTTTACCCTTTTATCTTACTATTATTTATAAGATTACATTCGTTCATTAAAGTTGTTTTATGAAACTTTTAAATGTAATGTTTTTTTCTACACTTTCGGACATATCGCCTTTCATGCCTTTTATTAATTTTTCTATTGTTTTTACGTCTACTTTATTTTTCGGTCTTGCTTTCGAAATCTCATCTGCAATTTCTTTTGCACTTGCACCATCTGAAACCATCTGATGAATTCTCGACATCATACTTTCGTCAATCGCAATTTCTTCTCTAATATCAGCAATAGATACTGCCATATCACCTGCGGCCATAGTAACTTTTCCATCTCTATTATAGAGATACTTCTTCATACCAGTAGGATTGTCATCGTTCTTTAATGTAATCTTCTCTTGTTCAAAACGCTTACCTTTACCTACGATATTCTTTGCAGTCACAGTATAAGAGATAAAGTCTTTACCTCTTTCTAGTGTGGAATCGTGCTTAATCTTAATCTTAGAACCTTTCTTTAGTTTATCAAATATCTTGATTAACTTAGGATCGTCCATCTTCATACCTTCATCAATTTCGACTTGTGCCTTGAGTACAGGATTGAAAGGTCTGTTGACTTCTTTATCTCCAACCTTTGGTGACATAGGTTCTTTTAACTTATGAAATACACCCTTGTTTCTTTTTGCCATATCTTTTGCATCAGATTGCTTAGATGAGAACCCAATGATTTTACCTTTGGTATCTACGGCAACAAATCTGTATTTAACTGCTTCTTTAAGTGGATCATTCTCTGAAGTTAAGTACATATTAAGTTCGTACTTATTACCCATGTTGTATACTTGCACAGACCACGACTTACCTTTTTTAGTCTTGAGCATAAATGAATTTTCTTTACCCTTAGAAGGTTTCTTAGGTCCTGTTGCAACTTTGTTATCAATCTCGCTCGGATCAATCTCTTGACCTTTCTTCTTTGCAAAATCAGTAGCGTGTTGCATTGCAGATGAATAATCTTTATGAAAAATTTCGTAACCTGTAGCAGACTTTGCTTCAGTAATGTCTTCGTCAAAGAATTCGTTTTCTTTAAGTTGTTTTACTGCTTTCGCAAAATCTTGTGGCGACTTCGATAATACTTTTTGTAATTGTAATTTTGATGCTGGTTTCAATCCTTGATATATTGATAGCATCTTCTCTGCATCTTTAGGATTAATTTTTGCTTTTTTGCCATTATCGAATGTGACTGGTTTCATACCTCTTAATGTAATTACTTTACGCAACTGAACCATGATGTTTTTATCTGCCGCTTTCATGTCATCGGCAGTTGCATCATTATCGACATCAGCGGAATCTTTACCTCTTCTCATGCCCATTGCTTTCATTGCATCACGTTTTGCACGATTTTCTTGTAACTCTTCACCCACAAGTTTCAAGTAATCTTTTGCAATTTTTTCAACGTCTGCTTGTTTCTTATATGACCCGGCGTACTTCTCTCCATCAAAGTAAGCAAAAAACTTACCTGCTTTTGATGTGATAGTAAACTCAATCTTTTTACTACGACCAATCTTATCAGTCTTCACAACTTTCTCACCTGAACCAATCTTAATTTTTTCAGATAAGTCTATCGTGTTTTTTACTTGGGTGAATGTGACAGACATTTGTTATTACTCCTGAGGTACTGTTTTCTCTAAATCTAACTCGCCTTTGTCATTAAAAATTGTTTTAGATAGTGTTTCTTTTGCTGATGCAAGTTGACTTGCAATCTTATCATTCATAACAGACTGAAACTTTGTTTCTGCGTCTACTAGATTTTTATCTGTAATATCTTTAACCATTGCGTTTACTTTTTCTTTTGCCATTAAAATCCTCCATCATCGTCATCATTTGGCGTTTCTTCTTCATCTGGAACTTCTGCTTGTATTTGATTATTTATCGCATCAATTTCAGCATCATTTTGTTTCAGAATATTTTTTCTAATCCAAGTTACACTGTAATACTTACCGATATATTCGTCTGCATCACGAACCAGTGCTAGTCTTTCTCTCAATATCTCTTGGTCTTTAAGTTCAGAGAATTGATTATCTTTTACATAATCATAATGAACGTCTTCTTTGATTGTTTCCCATTCTTCTTCAGTTATAACATTTTTTAATATTAACTGTGTACGCAACAAGTCTTGAAATACTTCATTAAACTTCTTACGCAAACGACCAACAAACTTAGTAAACTTCAGTTCATCACGATTAATCTCTGTTGCTCTACCTAACTGAAAACCACTTTCAGGTTGCATACGAGACTGTGGTACATTAAGTGCTAAGAACATCTTCTTCTTAAAGTACTCAACATCTTCAATCTCACCGAGGTTTTGACCACCACCTAATGTGCTAATCTCTGTACCTCTTCCGCCTTCTCTTCGTGGCATCCAGAAGTCTTCAAGCATATTCATAAACTTTTTATCGTCTTTAACTTCGCCAGTATCACCATCATAAACTAACTTATTCTTAAAGTTGTTCATAATATCTTTTAGATACTGTTCTGCTTTTAACTTAGGTAAGTTACCAACATCTACATAGAACACTCTTCTTTCAGGTGCCCTTGCGATACGATAGATAACAAGTGCATCTTCCATCATTCTTAATTGATTAACAGGTTTGATTGCTTTATGTAAATAACCAAGAACAATGTTATTGTTCATGTCTGTTAAACCAGAAGGTATATAAGCAACGCTATCTTTCGTGAGAGCGATAGCACCTTTCGATGCAGTCATAGTTGGACCCATGACGCTACCTTCTGAATATAAGAAGTATTCTTTGATACTCTTAATTGTAGAGACACCTTTTTCAAGTTCTCTCTTATCATCTTTTTCAACCTCACGAACAAACTTAATTGAACGTGGATCAATAATTCTTAATTTTTGAATGCCGGAAGTTTTATTAGCAGAGTCCACTACTTTATGAAAGTATACTCTACCATCAACATACCAACGCTTGAATAATTCATGTGAACGCTTATTAAAATCAAGCATTCTTAGAATTAAATCAAATTCTTCTTTAATTTTTTTCTTGATTGAATTCGAAAGATTAACATCATCTAACATTATATCGACTTGTCTATCTTCATCTGATACGATTGCTTCATTGATAATATCATCAATCGCCGCTTCGCACTCAGGATGCATAGAAATTTCCCGATACTTTTTGATTAGGTCTGCTTCGTTTCTAGATGCGTATCCTTGGTCTACATATGTACCAAAAGCACCACCAGAGACGGTTTGCACACCATCGTCAGGAGATGGAAGAATAATGTCTTGTTTAACATTACCCTCCCCTCCAGGTCTTGAAATTTCGAATCCAAATAGTTTTACTGCCATTTATATTTTCTCCACTAAATCATATTATATCTGAAAACTTTGTTAGGTATTAAGCAGTAGTATCAGCGGTTACATTACCACCGAAACGACCACCAACACTTTCAAAGAACTGATATGTAAATTCACAAGTAAACTCTGCAATCGCATCGTTTGTACCAAAGTCAAGTGCAATCTCACCAATGTTAGTTGGATATGCATCTTTAATTAAGTACGATTTTAGAACATCGTCATTTCTGTCAAGATGGTCAATGCGTAAATCAACAAGATATTCGGCAGGAAATTGTCTACCTCTATTTGTTACTACGTTGTTGATACCATTCTGCCAGATTTCTAATGCGTCACGAATTGCAAAAGATGTATCATTATAGATTGTGACAGTCCAAGGTGTGAAAGTTCTCTCTCCACCAAAGTTTACTACACGTCCCCTATAGTTGACAGGTGTGTTACCTATTGTTGAACCAGGTAGTGCGGCACCTCGGCACAAGAACTCACTGTCTCTGCCTGCTACACCTGCTACTGCTCCCGACACATATGCCGGAAAAGTTAGCGTTGCTCTAAACTGGTTTGCTCTAGCACCCCCACCAATCATACGGGATTTAAAGTCTGAAATTGTTGCCATTGTATTTGCTCCTATTTACCTTTATTTATCCCTTATACACCAGTCTCTTCGAAACTGATTCCTGTTCTTGTTGCAACAAAAGTCAGCGTAATAAAGTTGATAGACCTTGCAGGTTTAACAAAGATATCTGCTCTGAATTCATTACCATCAATAACGGCAGGTGTATTATTAGTTGTATCACACACAACTTTAAAGTCGATGATACCTCTACGACCTTGAATGTCTCGTAAGAAAGGTTCTACAAGATTTCTAAAGTTCGCTCTAGTGAATGTATCATTGAATTCAAACAACTGGAACTTCGCCGCTGTGGCAATCGCTTTTTCTAGAACAATGAAAAGTCTTCTTACATTAATTCTATCGAATGCACTTGGTGAAGTCAACATAGTTTTGTCTCCAAACAATGTTACGCCTTGTCCAGGGAATGCGACAACTGGATTGATTTGCTTTTTATAAAGCGTATCTCTCTCTGCTTTAGTCGGTGAGAATGCAACTTTAACTGCATTTTTAATCTGACCTCTATTAAATCCAGCAGGACTAAAGAAAGGA